CCATCGGGAAGCGGAGCGCGAGATCGAAGCCGCTCGAGAAGCGCGCAAGCGCGCCCGCGCAGCGGCCAGGCGTCGGGCTCGAGGCGTCCCCGAACGCGGCTCCCGAGATCATTCTCGGATGGATCCCACGATGGTAGAGACGGTGCGGTGCGCTTGGGAAGCGATCTTCGAGTCGATGGCCGACCAGCGAGCCTATGACTACCTGAAGCCCGAGACGATCTTCGACGCGGTAGGAGATGACGACCTCGACGCCGTGCCGGGGCTACACCATCTCGTTGAGGACTCCATGAGCGTCGCCCTGCAAACGGCCGGGACTGGCTTGACCTGGCGGGAGCGGATCGAGCTTCAGAAAGCCGGCCTAGCACGGCGCAGCCCTCGAGGCACTGACACAACCACCCCCTCCAGGCCGAGGGTTACGTCCGCGCAAGGAAGCTAGTCGGGCCTCGAGGCCGACTTCCGACCGCCGAGCTGCACGGGGACCGTTGACGCTCCTGGGCTCTTGTGCGACGTGCTTCCCATCTCGAGCCGGGGGCGCGCATGAGTAAGGTCAAGGGCTGTTCCAAGGGACCGACCAAGAGCATGACCGGGAAGCATCGCGCGACCGTGGGCGCAAAACCGACGAGCCTGGGCCTCCAGGCCGCCGCCGAGCTGATCGACAAGAAGCTGAAGGCCACGCGCAAGCTGCCGCGCGGAAGGATCTAGCTGTGGCGTTCCTGATCCCTGCCGCCGCTGCCGCCGCTGCCGCCGCCGGAACAGCCGGAGCCGTGGGAGCTGGCGCCGCCGCTGCGGCCGTCCCGGCTGCTGCAAGCGCCGCAGCCCTCGGTGCCGCGGGCGGAGTTGCCACGTCAGGACTTCTCGCGGGCTCAGTCGCCGCGCCTCTCGCCGCCGCCGCAGGCGCCGCGCCGATCGCGTGGGGAGCGGGCGCTGCTGCTCCCGCGCTGGCAGCTGCCGGCGGCGGCGGGCTCCTGGGTGGCATGGCGGGTGGTGGCGCAGGGCTGGCCGCGTCCGCGCCGGCCGCCGCAGCCCCGGGCATCAACTTCGGGAGCATCGCCAAAGAGGCGCTTCAGGGCGGGCTCGGCGGAGGCGGGGGCAAGGCGCCCGAGTCGTATCCGCAGCCGATGGGCCTGGCCGCTGGCTCGCCGGTGACGATGGCGCCCTATGCGCCGCAGCGGCGCGGGCTGCTCACGCCCGAGCGGTACAAGGGCGGCATGAAGTTCGGCGGGCTCTAGCCTGCCAGGGGGAAGCGATGACCGCAGACGAAAAACTCGAAGTAGTGCAGGGCCTCCTCGAGCTGAACCGTGACCCGACGTGGACGCTGCAAGCGATCACGACGCTGCTCCATCCAGACGCCAGCACGCCGAGCGAGGTGACCGAGCGCCGCGAGCGCCTGGCCGCTCAAGCCGAGAAGGCCGCCAAGGATCTCGAGCGGCGCGTCGCGGCCGAGACGGAGCAGGCCGAGCGCGAGGATCAGCGGCGCAAGGATCGAGAGGCCGAGATCGCAACGGCCGAGCGCGAGATCGATGCGCTGTTCAAACTGAAGCCGGAAGCGGATCCCGTCGAGATCGATCCGCTCGAGCCCACGCCCGACCCGGCTCCCGTCGAGCCGTAGCGTCTGCGTGTCCCGATCCCGTACCAGCCTCGGCGCGGGCTCGCCGAGCTGCATGACCAGCTCCGCGGCTCCCGCTTCCTGTGCATGGTCTGCCACCGGCGCCGGGGCAAGACGACGTTCCTTATCAACCATCTACAACGCGAGGTCTGCACGCTCGAGCGCCCGCCCGGGATGCGGATCGACGACCCGCCCCGCGTCGGGCTCGGCGCGCCCTATCTCAAGCAGGCGAAGCTCCTGGCCTGGGAACCGCTCAAGCGGTACGCCCGCGCGATCCCAGGCATCAAGATCAACGAGAGCGAGCTGTGGGTGGAGTATCCGAACGGGGGCCGCTTCTACGTCTTCGGCCTCGACAACCCCGACGCGGTGCGCGGATCGGGCTTTGACCGCATCGCCCTCGACGAGTACGGGCAGATGACGCCCACGGCGCTGCCTCTCGTGATCGAGCCGATGCTCTCCGACCGGCTCGGGCATCTCTACATCTCGGGAACGCCCGCAGGCCGGAACGCCTTTTTCAAGGTCTGGGAGCAGGCGCAGGCGGACCCGGCCTGGCTCGCGGTCATGCACCGCGTTCAAGACACGAACGTGATCCCGCTCGAGGAGCAGGAGCGCCTTCGGCGCCGCGACCCGGACGCCTTCGCCCAGGAGTACGAGTGCAGCTTTGCCATCGGGGTCAAGGGCGCCTACTACGCCACGCTCATCGAGACGGCCGAGCAAGATGGCCGCATCCCGCCGCGCGTCTATCACGACCCCGCGCTCGAGGTGTATACCGGCTGGGATCTCGGCGTCGGAGACTCGACGTGCATCTGGTTCGTGCAGCTCGGGCGCGACGCCCCGCGTCTCATCGACTTCTACTCGTCCTCGGGCGTTGGCCTCGATCACTACGCCCAGGTGCTTCAGGAGAAGAAGGCCAAGGGCTACGTGTTCGGCAAACACTTCGCCCCGCACGATGCCGGGCAGCGGCACCTCGGCGTTGGCAACGATCTCGATCTCGTGTCGCAGGCCGCGAGCATCGGGATCAAGTTCGAGGTGCTCGAGCGCACCAGCATCGCGGCCCGGATCCAGTCCGCGCGCAACCTGATCCCGCGCATGGTCATGGACGGGACCAACTGCGCCGAGGGCCTCGAGGCCTTGAAGGCGTACCAGCGCCGCTACATCGAAAGCACGGGCGAGTTCGCCGACGATCCGCTCCACAACTGGGCCAGCGATGCGGCCGACGCCTTCGGCTACCTGGCGCAAGCGATCCCGCGATGCACGTCGCGCAACTACCAACCCATCAAGTACGACACGAGGGCTTTCGTATGAGCCTGTTCTCTGACGTGGAAGCCCTGGCCGAGAAGATCGCCGCCCTCGAGGCCGTGATCCGTGTTCTTCGCGCAGAGGTCGCTCGGAACGACGAGGAGATCGCGCGCCTCGAGGAGCTGCTCTCACCGGCGCCGCCGCCCGAGGAGATGAAGACCCGTGGAAAGCACAACTGAAGGCCAGGCCGAGGCGCCCGACTCGGGCATGAGCGAATACGATCGGGCGAACGCCGAGCAGAAGCTCAAGGCCGCGATCACGGCCGAGATCACGGACGCCGTGGGCTGGATGGGCTCGAGGCTCGCCGATGATCGCCGTACCGCTCTCGAGTATTACCTGGGCGCCCCGTTCGGGAACGAGCAAGAGGGCCGCAGCCAGATCGTGCTCCGCGACGTGCTCGACACGATCGAATGGGTCATGCCCTCGCTGCTTCGGATCTTTACTTCGGGCGACGAGGTGGTGCAGTTCACGCCGACCGGGCAGGAGGACGAAGGCGTGGCAGAACAGGCCACGGCGTACTGCAACTGGATCATGATGCGGGACAACCCCGGCTTTCTGATCCTGTATCAGCTTTTCAAGGATGCGCTGCTCGAGCGGTTCGGCGCCGGCAAAGCCTACTGGAATGAGGAATGTTACGAGGAGGGGAGCCTCTACCTCGGCATGAGCGACGACGAGTTCATGATGCTCCTCAAAGATCCAGACGTGGAGGTGCTTCAGCACACCGACGTACCGCTGCCTGCGCCTCCTCCCGAGCCCGTGCAGACGCCGCAGGGAATGGTCGTTCCCCCGGCGCAGCCCTCGCCGGGCTCCGTTCATGACGCGCTGATCCGCCGGTGCCGCAACCGCGTCAAGATCGAGAACATCCCGCCCGAAGAGTTTCTTATGTCACGCGACGCGCGCAGCCTCAATGATGCGCGCTATCTCGGGCATCGAGCGCGCAAGACCGCGAGCGATCTCGTAGAGATGGGGATCCCCAAGGAGGTCGTTGACGGGCTTCCCGAGGGCGGCTTCGCGGACGAGTTCAACATGGAGCGCATCGCGCGCAACTCTCTCGACGATGCGTTCGGCGGCGTGCTGACGCAGCCCTCGGGCGCCGCGCGGATCATCTGGACGACGGAGAGCTACATCCGGCACGACTGGGACGGAGACGGGATCACCGAGCTGCGTTACGTGCTCTCGGTCGGAACCGACGCGCAGACGCTCCTGAAAAACGAACAGGTGGACGATCATCCCTTCTTCGGTCTGACGCCGGTCATTATCCCGCACAAGGTCATTGGCCTCTCGCTGGCCGATCTCGTCATGCAGTTCCAGCTCCTCCGCTCGACGCTGGTGCGGCAGTTCCTCGATAACCTCTACTTCACGACCAACGGGCGTTGGGGCGTGATCGAGGGCAAGGTCAACCTCGACGACGTGCTGAACAACATCCCCGGCGGCGTGGTTCGCATGGAGGAGGCCGGCGCGGTGTTCCCGCTCGCGCCGCCGCCCATCGGCCAGGTCGTGCTCCCGATGATGGAGTTCCTGGCCGGCGAGCGGGAGAACGCTTCCGGCGTCACGCGCTACAACCAAGGCAGCGACGCGAACAGCCTC